ATTACTGAATAGAACGGATTTTGAATTATTGCAACCATCTTTTTCGGTACTATGATCTCATCATAGGATTGTTTTTCCTTATTAAAACACTTAACCTTTACATCATTCGGAAACCATTGCACTACCCTTCCAGTGCGCATAGAATATATATCGAAAATCTGCTTTGTTTTTAGATTAACATCAGCATCAACAGGTAATATTACAACATGACCTTCATCGAACATCGAAAGGACGACATCCATCATGAAATCAAAGGATGTTTGATCAGTATTGGCATCTAAAGTTAAACATTCATTTAAGGAGCTATCGATAGTTTCTAAGAAGTTACCATCTTCATTTCTCCTAGCATGCTCTATCCGTATAGATGCACAATCCACAGCTATACGATTGTATATAGAAGCAACTACTGATCTTTCATTCCCGCCTGTTAAGACTTGCTTATCAGGTCTAGAACCATAGGAAGGTCCATAGTCGGTAAGAACATCTGGTTTAGTCGGATCTCTTCCCCAAAAGGCGTTCCAACTATTCTTCAGACGTGTTGTTAAAGAATCTTGGATTTCCATTAGTGGTTACCTCCTTTTAAATGCGTCTATTATACTTAACAGAATATCCATATGGCCCTGGAATACTCATGAAATTGTTAATCGTTCCAGAACTTCTTCGCTCGTAAGGACGCATAGCTTCGGAATTAAATATTTTTGATAAAATGCTTTTTCCTTTTTCTTTGGCTTTATCAAAAGCTGTAGGAGCTTTTGTAACTCTAGAAGCGCGAGTATTACTCGGCAGCATATACTTGTAAATTCGCTGAGTAACTCTGACAGCACCGTACACGGCTAAGGCTGCTAGTGCTAACTTAGCTCCCTTTTTAGCATATTGTTTTATTTTAGTCTTAGTTTCATTTGAAATTCTAGACTTCTTCTCGGTTGAGGTGGTTGCTACTGCTGTTTCTGGTTGTTTTCTATGTCCCCAACGCATACCTTTAACACCATGATGAGAGATGTAATCGTCATTTTGTACTATAGCGCAGTAATGCATTTTATCCACCTCCACTCTTATTTTGATTTTTCTTTTTATCTTTTTGATACTTGTATTCTTTAATGGCGGCTATTCCACCAGCTGCTGTTAAAGCTGGTACAACTGCATGACGTCCCGCTTCTATAGCTGCTGCAGTAGCTGCTTCACCCATCGTAAGTTCTTTTATACTCTTAACTTTTAGTTTCGAAGTATCAAAAACTATTTTTGGAGAATACGTATGGTAACCGCTCATTTCTTGATCATTGACATCAACAACTGCTTGGAATCCTTTATCCTTTAAAGCTTTAAAAAATGGTTGGCGAACATTTTTGTCATGCTCTGGGCTATGGTCATACAATAACCAGTTGAATCCTTTGTATGAGCCCTTTTCACCTTTCACGACCTTCTTTAAAGCAGATCTTTGAATCGGGTTAAGATCCATTAATTTAGATTCTTTCAGCTCTCTTTTAGCAGATTCCTGTAAAGTCTTCTTAAAAGTAGGATTTTCCTTCATAAGTTTCTCGTACACTGGCGTGGCGTCATTTGATCCGGCGTATTTTAACGCATCTGTGACTTCAAACTCCTTTTTAAAAATCGCTTCTGCTTTATTCTTGCCAAACTTCTGCTGAAATCCATAAAGCCCTTTATATCGATTAGCATCTGCAGCATTGTCTGCCGCATAAAAAGCCCTATCTAATTCTCCAGCTCCTCCAGAATTTGTAATTCGTTTTAAAGTTTCACCTTTTTCTATTACGCCACCAACTTTAGCTTGGCCATTCGCTTTCATTCTAGATAATATAGCTGTTGTTGCTATAGCAGCTATTGCTACACCAGCGCCTATCATTATAGCTTTTCTTATTCTAGATTTTTTCTGTTCTGGAGTTAACTTTTTCGCTTTAACTACTTGCTTTTGTTTAAGCTTTTTCTTTTTGGCACCTATTCTGGTACCATCTTCATTTTGGTAACGACGAACTCCCCATTTCATGCCTTTTACGCCATAATGGGAAATATAATTATCGTTTACCGTTATAGCGTAATAGTGCATAATAGTTACCTCCTTACCTATATATCTTATATTTACGTGTTTTAACATGGTGCCGTTTCATTACATTCTCTTGTACTTTTTGTATATTTCTTGCATTCTTTCTAGCTGATCTGCTTAATGCAAATGCACCAATAGAAGACAAAAGACCTGCAGCTGTTCTTATACCCATTTGCCTATAAGACTTAGCACTTACTGCTGTCATTGAAAGAGTCATGCCAGTACCGGCAAGAACTGCAGCACCTAAAGCTTTTCCTTTCCCTCTTCTTAAATTCTTACGAATGGTCTTATTTTCTTCTTTGTTTACTAAATGAAAATTGCCATTATGGTCTCTAAAAGCATAATTACCTTTACGCTTAATTCCTAATTGTGTATTTCTTTTATTTCCACCATTTATGAGACTGCCATCTTCATTCTGATAACGTCTTCTACCCCATTTCTGACCTTTAACGCCATGGTGACAAATATAATCGCCACTGGACATTTGTATTCCACAATAGTATTCCATTGCGTGTTACCTCCTTACTCGAAAGCATCAAGATTTGCTTTGTAAGCAACATATGCATCCATCATAGCTGCTACGGAATCAATCTTTTCCTCGCGTCTCTTTTTCCATAGCTTAATATTACCATTAGTATCCTCGATGACAATACAGTTGCCCATTGAGAAGGTCATGAGCTCCTCATCAAACAGAAGCATCCTATCTTCTGCCATCTTTTTGAGCTCTCCTAATGGAACTGACTCGGTTCTGTATCCCTGAGGTACTTTTACAATACCAAATTCACCATTATCTTTTTCCCATCGTTCAACAAAATCTTTTGCATAAAACGGATCATATCCCATACATAGAACATCATACTCCTGATCTATAATATGGTCATATAAGTCCTCATATACCTCGATCATGTCAAGAACCGTGCAATTCTCCATAACTATTACACTCTCTTCAGCTATAAAGTCATTGTATTTCTGTCGTAAAGCCAGTGGTAAATTATTAAGTGTCTTATCTGTAATATAAGCTCGCGTTTTAACACCAAGCGCCTCCTTAGATAGAGGAAACAAAAATGTAAAGGCACAGAAATCGTCCCCTTTAGATAAATCAGCACCCATAGCGCAAGGCATTTTCCAATAATTTCTTCTCTTATGAGGTATTGTCTCCTCGTATGTGAAGAAATATGTGTATCCTTCCATAGGAATTCCAAATCTCTTTGCAAGTGTATCATTTCTAGTAGCAGGAGCATTCTCTGCTCTTTCTACTTCAAGTTGATATGTCTCATACTCAACTGTTTTTCCAAGATTAGGATTGGCTTTTAACCACATGGAAGGATCACCGACTTCTTTAATGTCATCTAGCTTAAACCACCATATGGAAACATGATCATTAATATACTCTCCTTTAAGAATACTCATCAACTCCATTTTGATTGTATCACCTGGTCCATTTCGAACTGTACCTTCAGAACTTGTAGCAACAATAAGCCAGTCATCTACCTTGCTTGCGCCCTGCTCAACTGCACCAACAACATCTTCTTTGACATCTCCGGAAAGCCACTCATCTATCGTAGTGTATTTATTTCGAAGACCCTGCAATTTGTCTATAGTCATTGGACGTATCTCTAAAAGAGATTCTGTAAGCATGTTCTGAATGCCTTTTTTAGTTGGTAATAATTTTTGCCTATTAGCTTTGCTACCAGTTGTATTATTGATGGATCCATATGTAAGAAGTTTAAAGAATGGACCAGGAGAACGCGCGATAGCAGTCCGAATTGGTGACATGACTTCTTCAGCCTGCTTCATCGTCGGCGCCGTAGTTACTTGATCAGTCGTGTCGGTGTCTATCGTTAGGCCATAGGCTTGAATGCATGATGCGTACATCGATTTAGCAGCACCACGTCCTACTATAAGGTACTGTTTATTAACTAATCGCTTCTTATGCATTACTGTTTCGTAATGACCGGGCCTATTTGGATTGTCACTTGGTACATATATTTCTCTCTCCTGATAATAATACCAACCCCATACTTCTTCTCCCCATACTTTAAACATCAAGAGCATATTAAATTTTGATCCATCTGTGAGTGTTAATTCATTTTCGCAAAAACTTATCCAGCCTTCTACAGCTTCATCATCATACCAATAATCAGGATTCTCTATAAGATTATCTATTCGATTCATCTCCATAGATACTTCCCGACAAACCGGCATTTCTCCTCTTAATACCATATCTCTAAACTCGGCATAATATATAGGAGTGGCAGTATTAGATAAAGCCATGGTTATCACCTCACTTATTTCTTCTTCTTACCAAGAGGAAGAACAGCATTGACAAAGTCTTCTGCATTTGCAGGCTTCCTAAGAATAGCTTGCCTAATAGCATATATAGCAGCACCAGTAACAGCAGCCGCTACTACAGCAGTTGCCTTATTACCTATCGCTGATATAACTTTGTTAGTCTTTTTCTCGCCTCTCGCAAGATCTCGTTTAGAAAGATTTCTAAAATCTTCTTCCATTCGAAGTCTATTTATTCTCTTTCTTAATTCATTCTCACTAAGATGCCTTCTATTGTCAAGAGCTTGCTTTCTATCAGCTAAAATAACTTCTTCTTTTCTTTGTCTTTTAGTAGCTCTTGATGCTTTTCCGACTTCTTTACCTTTTTTGCCTTTGGAGTATGGCTGATAACGCCTTATACCCCATCGTTGGCCTTTTATACCATAATGGTATAACTCATCCTCATTAAGCATTATCTGTCACCTCCTCTGAAACATCGTCAACTGGGTCTGCCCAATCATCATCTGCGGCATTAAGTCTCCACTCGTATTCCGCACACATAGATTTATAAGCCTCTAAAATTGATGTGCTTTGCGGTGGGTCAAATATCAATCGGACCTTTAATCCCATGTAAGTCTTAACCATCTGAAGTTCTGACTTATCTTCTATGAAATCACTCCATACAGCAGTCTTATCGAATATTACAAAGTCAGTATCGGGTCCGACGCCCAACTGATGGAGAGTCGCAAATACTGTATTGATATGCATGATGATATCGGCATCGAAATGTTCGTAATCCTCCTGTATACCAAGAACCTTTTTAACTGATGTCAATATCGATTCCATAACATCACCTCTTTGGCTCTACATATGCTGCTACAACATATCCATTGACAGGTGCTGTTACTCGTTTCCAGCTAGGATTTATAGAAGTTGTCTCCTGAACTGTAAGAATATCACCACCTATTACAGTTCCAACTACTGTAGCTGTTTCTGATGGCTCTTTACGAACATTAAGTCTCATCGGCTTAACAACATAACTTGCAGTTTTCTCTACTTTGGCTACTTCTTTTACTGCTTTCTCTAAAATATCTTCCTCTGTATCCCCTACTTTGTTCGCAATAGGTGAAATATGTCTTATCATGTTATCTCTTTCTCTCATTATGATATACCTCCTTATTTCCAAGGGCATGTGTCACCAGAATATCTTTCTGTAACTTTATACTCTGTTAACTCAGCTCCATAGTGTATAGCGTCATGTGTTTTTCGGCATGTTGTTATGAGGAATTCAGGATTTAAAATATCATCGTTCCTCTTATGTATATCATCAAGAGTTATTGGATTCATATGATGTATCAAGATTAAGCCATGTATGTCATAACCTTCGATTGCCAAATCGCATCCATTATCTCTGATGATCACATCTCGTCTAACGCGTCTCCACTCCGGCGATCTATAGAAGACTTGGTTTAGATATCTATCAAATCCAAAGGTTTCTTCTCCTATTACTCCATTAAGTTTCAAGTATTCGAATCTTTCCTCGAAAGTTGGTATCTCTATCAGTTCTGAATATCTCCTAATCACGTTCGAGAGTACCTCGATAACCTTTAAACGCTTCCATGGCAGCTGTATACATCTCTTCGATGTTCTTAGATGCCTTGAGTGACTCTGTTTTGGCGATCGTTAATTCATTTTCCAATTTTAACCTTTCGAGTTCCGCTTTTTCTTTCATAGATCCGAGCTTGAGATAATGTGTAATAACAGCAGACGAAGCTGTACCATCTCGTAACTGCTGTTCGGCGAGATCAATGGCTAAAGAAACCAATTGATTCTCTCTAGACTCCGGAGTTGTAGCTGGTTTGCGACGAGTTCTCTTAGGCTTCTCTAAAATATCATTTGAGTTTGCCTTCGCTTTTGCCATACTATCAACTCCCTTCTTCAATAGTTTTACAATACTTTATGGAAGAACTATGCATCCAAAGAACGACTCATCTTAAGGAGGCCTATTTTGGTTGCCGGTTACCAAAATATCAAGAGGAATGCATAGTCCTTACATAAAGCATTCCAGAATTTTACCCCCGGAGAAATTTTTAGG